GATACACCAGAAGAAGGGGTGATAGAAGATATATCCGGAGAACTTGGAATTGGTTTGAATCTTCCTGTGCTTGCGTATTGAAGGGGATAATTGTCTCTATAGATACTTATAGGTATTCGTCTAATAAGGGAGCTTGTATCGGTACCTACCCCCACCACGCCGCTATTCATCTCGACTGGTATCCCCGAAGGAATCACCCCAGATAACAGCTTCAACCCTTCTATAACGGAGACGTAGTTTTCAACCAAATCGAACATTCCTGTTTCCTCTCCAATTTGAACCAAATAGCCGCTCCTACTTGGAGAGGAACCCTCTATTTCTCCTATTGGGTGAAGGGTCCCCGTTGTAAAATTCCAACCATAAATATTAAGGATCGCTCCTGTATGCCCGCTATAATTAATGCTCTTAACTTCAACCGCTTGAGAAAAAGCAATTTCAGGAAGAGCTTTCACACTTATCCCGCTTCTCATGTGCATTGTCGGAGAACCCTGTACTCTACCGCTCGGAATTATAAGATTCAATTCGGTCGAAGTAACGTCAGAGACCGAAATAGCTGACGGATGAGCTTCCATTCGAGGAAAAGAAACACCAGTTACCGCACTAAAAGACTCCCCCTGTATAGCCAAAGTTTCTCCCGACACCAAAACCCCTGAACTCAACCCCGTTACGTTCGCAATAGGAACAAAAGAATTAGGAGAAAGGCCACTGGCTTCTGTTATGCTTCCCGCTAGCCCAGTTCTTTCGGAGGAGAAAACCGTTATCCCCTCATAACCTGCGTTAGTTGGGATGAGAACGTTTATCTCCTTGTCGGAGTCTACGGTAAAAATACTTTCTGTTTCTCCAAATTTTACATCTGTTATGCGATAAAAATTTTCGCCGGTGATATTAATTAATTCCCCAGCTTTTCCACTAACGGTATCGTCTTCTAGATAACCACCTACGAGTTGACTTTCCGAATCCAAAACAACCTGCAACACACCGTACGGAACCAGCCCCAGCCCGTTATTTATCAAAAGATCCGTCGTAATAGCACCCGGCGGCACCACTCCCGAAATACCAGTGGTGCCGTCGTAAACCAAGCCTCCCACAGGAGCACCTCCGAACGATATTTCTGGAATAAAATTAACGTTCTCACCGCTAATCTGAAATCTCTTTTTTGGATAAAAGACTGGCATTTTAATTTATTATGTCGCAGGGGTAGTTGTGCTTCCTATCCCTACGGACCCTCCCTCATTGTTTATAACAATCTTGGGATTTATGTTGAATTCTGAGACGTCATTTTCTGTTATATTTATTGTATGCTTTATGTAGTCATTTGGAGCGGACGCCAAACTACGTTGATTGATTATTCCTGAACAAGTAAAAGTTTCTGCATTGTGTAAGTCAGTTGTTCTGCTCTTCATTTGTATGGAAATCATCGCATCACACCCACTGAAAGGCAAAAATCCCGTTGGATTATCCAGTTCAAAATTCATGTTTACATTTTGAACCCCGTAACTTACGGCACTAGGTTTTGTTTCACCCATTAAGTAAACCGGGTTTACCTCTATCGCGTAGTTGTATGTTCCAGCTATAAAATCTAAATTCTCAACCTGACTTTCAGGATCCCAACCATGATTTCCCGTTATAACACTGGCGTTACGGCAATTTAAAATGGTGTCAATATCAGGAGCACTCGTTTCTGTTGGGGTAAAATCGCTATGAGTACTTAAATCATCAAAGAAAGAAACCGTTGCGTTGACCATAACCGGCGCGTTAGGCGAAAAGTTTACGGAATAAGAACTTAAATAACCACTTTCAAAATTAAGTCCCCCAAAGTTTCCCGAAATCGGGCTCCCGTAAGTTATAACATTATCATCTCCGATTCCTATCGGCTCCCCTTGACCGCTAATAAATTGTTTGAAATAATCTTCCCCCGTCAGGTAGTAACTAAAACTTAATTTTCCCCCTATGCCCTTATTAGCAACAAAAGTCCTAGTGTTGCGTTGGTCATAATCATACTTGGGTTGAAGGGAGGCGTTTAATGAGATGGAGGCGTTAGCGGTAATGATTTCATTTCCATCAATTTTAAGCTTGGCGTTATTTGCGGTGTAGAACACATCAATAGGCAGCGGTTAAAGTTTTTTGGCTTCTTACTATATCGTCCAAACCTGCGCTCATTGAAGTAGAAACTTGTTTCCCGGAGATCATCGTTAATTGCATTTTGTCATTGGCGGAGGCGTCATCGAGACCGTGCAGGTCAATAATATAATCACTTGCGGTTTCGTCAAACGCCAACCCAGATTGGAAAATATCTTCAGTAACATTTATGGATTCTTGAGCGGTGGTATAAAGTGACGTAACAGGAAACTCTTGGCCCATCTTATAAATTGGGTTATGGTTAAAGGAAATTGAATAGTCAGCGCCAAAAACTGTTCCAATTTGCTCGTCGCTCCCTCCGGGGTTTATAGTAGTCTTTAGTGTGGCCAAAGGAGTATATCTTCCGTGAGCTACTCCAGTAGACAGCTCTGCCGCCCCTCTAGCTCCACCACCAACTAGATGATCCACTAACCTTCCGGTGAACGGAAGCGAACTACCTGACCCGAAAAAAGTGAAGCTTGCACTTGAAGTGGAAATACTATTACTTGCTACGTTAAAACTGTAGGAATTTAAAAACCCTATTCCGGAAACTCCCGCACCGCTTATTGTAACACCAGAAGCTTCGGATCCTACAGAATGTTTTATCCCACTAGCTAAAAAATTAATAATGTTTCCCTTCTGACCATAATTTTCTCCAGTAATAGTAGTTATAAAATTAAAAGAAGCGTCCCCTACTCGTGCTGCCGCTGGAAACTGACCCAACGACCCCTTTCCGCCTATCGCATATAGAGGCTGCACAGAAGTTGAATAATTAACAGTGAAATCAGAAGCCAGAAGAGTCTCTCCCGCTTCCCCCCATTGGACGCTTACCGCTGCCTTATCATAAAATACCGTTGCCATAACCTTTTATTTGTAAGTATTACACATTTTTTATCTCAAAATGAAGGATCTAAGATTAAAATTAACTGCCGCATTAGAATTCACTTCCCCATTAAAAGATTCTGATGTTAAAAGCATGTCGTTAAAAGAATACTGTAATAATGTAGTGTCAGAGTTGTTTTTTTTCAAAGTTATTACTGTATTTTGAAAAACTGTCTGATCGGGAACGAGTCTCATGTTTTTTATTTCATAATCGTCCGGTTCTAAGGCAAAATTTACATTTACTTCAACGGGAGTACCCGCAATTACCCCAGTGGGGGTATCTCTCCCCATTGCATATAAAGGAATTCGGGGGGTAGCTATGTCTACGCTAAAGGAATTGACCCGATTAGTTGTAAACGTATCCAGATTGATCTCCATAGAGCTGTAACTGGGTATATTAAGGGTACTTGGATAATTATCAACAGGAACATTAGCCAATGTTCCGGTTCCAAACTCTCCATAAATCACTGACGTGGTGGAAACCTGAGGTATTTCTCCTATAGCGCAATTAACCGAGTAAGTTTCCATATAGCCCTCAGTAAAAATAAAATTTTTGGTTCCGTGGTTAACTATACCACTAAAAGAAATATCTCCTGTGAAATTTTGCATTACTTCGGTCGATGTCACCGGAGCTGACGGCGAAACAAAGTTAGTGAGAAGAGTACTGACGTTCAAAGTGGCCGTTTGGGGACCTTCGGGAACATATTTAATACTATTAATACCCAAATTTCGCAAAGGCCGAGCGACAGAATCGTACTGAGCCGACACAGACTGTACCCCCTGTATCCCGCTTCCGTTTATGGTGATACTCTCAGCACCTCTCCTGATTCTCCCTAACATTACCTTATCTTTATTTTACACTTCTTTTTAGGTGTAATATAATAAATAAAGGTTTAAGGAAAAATGGCTAACGCACCCACAACAAGTAGTATTTATAATATTGGTGAGTATAATCCTGATGCGGTGTACCACAAGAATGATATCGTACAGGCTCCAATTTTTTTGGGAGGAGGAGAGAAGGGGACCCCCAAAGAGATATACTATTATTACGCCCTCAAAACTTTTTCAGGACAGTCTCCCTATAACGCCGCCACCAGACGGCCGCAGCTACCTCCGGAAGCAGCTGCCGAGTACTGGGGAGGGAATGCTCTCGTAAGCAGAATAGTTAGACCTCAATTTTTATGGAAACCCTCCTATAACGCAACAGTAGATCATTCTCCCCGCGTCATTACGGTTGCTTTTGGAAACGGATACGAACAACGAGCCCAAGACGGCATCTATAACGGACTGATCAATTTCTCCGCAACATTTGAAATGAGAACAGAAAAGGAATCAAGAGCTATCATCCAGTTTTTGCGAGCCAGAAGGGGGGCTGAATCCTTTGGAGTAAAACACTTGCCCCCAATTTACGCAGACTCAGGTTTTGAAAAGATTTTTGTGTGCTCGAGTTTTAACAGTACTTTTACTTTTTTTGATAATTATACAATAAAAGCCACATTCTTAGAGAAGAATAACTAAAAATGCCTAATCCTTACGAAAATGGCCAACTAAAAAAACCCACTAAGGCGATTGCCGAAAGTTCAATTAAATCCCTTAATTTTGAACTGAGCAATCTTACTCCGTCGGCTTTAATTACCTTGATAGAAATAGACTTGCAAAAATTGCTAACCACAAGACACATAGCGAACCTTAGCTCCCAAGCAAAAGAAATAGGCTTTAAGAAAAACCTTACAGATTCCGTTTTAAGGTTCCATAATAATATAAAAATCATCAACTCCTATGTGGTTTGGCAACATAATATCTATTATCCGGCTCCCATCCTAACCGAAGGATTTGAAACCAGCAGCAAGGGAACGCTCCCTCAACCCACTCTATCAATCGTTAGTCAATCTGAAACGGGAATAGACCAAATAGCCCTGCTCAAGCACGAAATTAGAAAATTTGGGGATATAATTGGCGCTAAAGTTACAAGAAGACGAACCTTCGCCAAATATTTGGATACAGATAACTTCCTGCCCAGCGCGGAATTTATACATAAATCCGCTCTCGGGCAGCAGTTACCAGTAGGATACGAACCGGACCCGTACGCAGAACTTCCCACCGATGTCTATTACATAGAAAGAAAAATATCGGAAAATAAAAGCGCTATACAATACCAGCTTTCTTCAGTTCTTGATCTGGAAGGTATAAAACTTCCCAAACGAATGGTTGTTTCCGACAAATGCATGTGGCAATACCGAGGTTGCGGGTGCTGGTATCAACACGCCGAAACAAACGGGATTGATTCCGAAATCAATTCCGAAGAGCCTGAAGAAGGCCAAAACGTTCCGGTTTTAAGAAAAGCCGGGCTTAAAAAACTTCCCACAAAGACCACGAAAGGAAAACTTGCCGAAAATAGTGGAAACGGAGTAGGCCTCCCCACCATAGCTCCTCCGGTGGCGGATGACAATGATGAAAAAATAATAGAGATTATAGGAGATAAACTCAAGGAGGACCTTTCTAAATGGGATATTGACTCACCCTATTCTAAAGGAGCGGTCGTTTATTTGCCTAAAGATGACATTAAATATTATTTTGTGGCGAGACGCGACATAACAATGGACGAAAATAAAAATTTCCCTCCTCCCAACACTGATTACTGGGTAGCGGACGAATGTTCCAAAACCCTAAAAGGATGCAGGTTGAGATGGGGGCTTCAAGCGACAGGAGGGGTTGTAAACACAGGGAAAGATCAAAGCTGTGCAATAACTCCGGGCAGTCTTCCGTTTGGGGGATTTCCAGCGGCCAGAAAAATCCAAGGAACATGAAACTTTCCCCGTTAATTAAAGAAGGAATAAGAGCTCACGCCTTTCGCGAAAAGCCCAACGAGTGTTGCGGCTTAATAATAGAAGGGCCGAAGACCCTTGAGTCCATTGCTTGTACAAACGTTTCCGAAACTCCCGAAAAACATTTTTCTCTACGCTCAAAAGACTATGTAAGAGCCTCGAAAAAAGGGAAAATAAAGGCTGTCTATCACTCCCATATTTCAAAAAATGACAAATTTTCCCCTAACGATATGATGCACAGCAGAACCCATCAGGTTCCCTTTATTCTATACAGCACCGGTAAAGACTGCTTCTCAACCTTTGACCCCAAAAAAAATAAGACGTTTTTATACGAAAAACCTTTTGCTATCGGATCTACAGATTGTTATTTGGTAGTTAAGGAATACTACAAGGATCTTGGCATTGAACTAGCTGATATACCGGGAAGTCGCACCAATCTTTCGTGGCACAAAAAAAATCCACGCTTAATTCAGGAACTTTTTGAGCTCAACAAACAAAACCCCGACTTACCTATTTTTGAGCTCCCTGCAAATTCCGATATGAAAAAACATGACGTAATAGTTTTCGAGTTCTTGAAAGGTTACGGAGCCAACCACGTGGCTATTTACCTAGGAGACGGTACTATAATTCACCATCCACGAAATAAATACATGTGTATAGAACCGTTAAGCGAAATTCATACTAGAAAAATACATAAAATATACAGGCATAAAAAATATGAATAAACTGGTTAACATCAAACTTCACGGCATTTTGGGGGAGCAAATGGGACAATCCGAATGGAAGCTCGCTATCAATAGTGTTGGAGACGCCATGAGGGGAATTCAATGCAACACAAAGAATTTTTACTCCCAGCTTCTTGAAAACGACAAGGAAAACATTAGATATCGGGTGTTGATTAACGAACAAGATTTCGAAGTTGAAGAGGGAAAAGACCCCAACACTGCGGAAGGGTTGGCTACTTCGGGACTAATGCTGAAAAGAGGAGGAATCAAAAGTATAGACATAGTTCCAGTACTGGAAGGTTCGGATGACTTTATGGCTATTTTTACCATAATTATTGGGATTATTCTGATAGCGACAGGAGTGGGGATAATTGCAATGCCGGGATTTCTGGCTAGTGCAGGAACAGCAATGAACGCAGCCTTGATAATAGGAGGCATTGGTCTTGTCGCGGCTGGTGTTACCAACCTGTTGACAGAAATGCCCAAGTTTGGGGATTTCAGAGAAATAGAACAGGGGGGAGGAAAGGCTTATCTTTTAACCGGCCCTCAAAACACAGTAAGGGAAGGTGGTCCGGTGTTTGTTGGCTATGGTCGTTTAATGGTTGGAAGCCATGTCGTTCAATCGGCGCTCGATACCGTAGACTCTCCCGCAGAGGTACTTCCCAAGGACACGTGGGGACAGACCAAGTATGGTCTTCTTTATAATATTCCCAATGCCGGAGGACTTTTGGCTAATCGCGTAACAAAGTGGGGAACGGATCCTAACGACTAAAACGAACATGGGAAAAAAGAAAAAACAAAAACAAGCGCGCCCAGTTATCACAGACGTTTCCGCTGTTAAAACCTCTGATAACACATATGTTACTTCGCTTTCTTATGCCGAAACCGCAGACTTATTGAGCGAAGGGGAAATCGACGGCCTTGTAAGCGGCAATTACCAATACATGGGAAACGAAGGGGAAACGGGATACACCCAAGTTGTTGTCGACCTTTACACAGCCACGGGAATTGCTGGGCCCCTAGTAGGACCCCTCACAAACGCTTCTCAGCAATTACAATTAGGTTTTTTACGTTCTATTTATTGGAATGACGTTCCGATCGTAGACAAAGACGGCTATTATAACTTTCAATCAGTTAATGTTCATCAAGTGGTTGGGGGACCTATTGGAACCCGGCCCAAGTTAAGTGCCTCGATGAATAATTATACCGGCATGACCGGTGATGACCTACTAGACTTAAGCGTACAAAGAACTATCGGCGAAAGACTGTACGGCCCTGAAGTAGCCAGCGGAGAAGGAGAATTCCCCACTAACGAAAGGGTAGCCAAACTAAAAGCAGGCACAAAGATAGACAAATATTCCAAAACTTATACCATACTGAACAAGGAATGCACCAAGATACAGGTAAACATCAAAATAAATGCCTTGTTCGAAAACCTGCAGGCAGGACCTAAAACCTACAAAAAATCAGCTCAACTAGCAGCGGAAGGAGCAGCCTCTGCGGGTTACGGAGACACAAAGGCCCGAACCATAGAATATGCAATTTACTATCAACCTACCTTTGACCAGCGGTTTCAACAGTCAAGTATCGGCACCTCTACCGACATCTATTTGGACAAAACCGTCCTGTCTCCACAACAATGGATTCTCGCCAAAACTGAACGAGTTACCGGTAAGATAGATCAAGGCTACGTACGAACCACTACCATTGATCTTTCAAAAGAAGATCTAGCGGACACCTCTTTTTTTGAGGGATGGAGGATAAGGATTGTCCGTCTCACACCCGAGTCCCTCACTTCCTTCTTGAGGAACGTTTCCTTCGTGGATTCCATAGTGGAAATTTATGGTACACAATTGAGGTATCCCTATTCTTCCATGATGTACTCTCAATTTGATGCCCGCAGCTTTTCTCGAATCCCTGCGCGTTCATACGACGCGCGTCTTTTGAAAATCAAGGTTCCGAACAATTATGATCCGGAAACCAAAACTTATGGAAGAAGCGCAGCTGACATAGCGTTTATGTACGAAGGGCAGAACAACTACGACACGACCTCTCGACGAACCACAGGGTCTAACCCTTGGGGATTCAGCCTCCGGTTCGGAACCAATGATCAAGCGTTTTGGTCAAAAACCGTATGCGCAACTCTTCCCGAAAACAATTGGGATGGAAACTTTAAAACAGAAACTTTTATAAGTGAAAGTGCGAAAACCCCCTCCACAGAAGAAATTTTTGTAAAGGAATGGTGCGACAATCCTGCATGGTGTTTTTATGATATCCTGACCAACCCTCGTTACGGATTAGGAGAATACATCAATGAGGATGACGTCGATAAATGGGCTCTTTACGAAATAGCACAATATTGTGACGTCCTTGTGCCCGATGGTTATGGTGGCATCGAACCTAGATTTACCTTCAATTATATAATAACAAGTCGCGAAGAGGCCTTTAAAGTAATAAACGACTTGGCATCAGCCTTTCGGGGCATAGCCTATTACGCAAACGGCTCCATCATGGCTGTTCAAGATAAACTTAAAAATCCCATTACCCAGTTTACTACCTCCAATGTCATTGGTGGAGATTTTACTTACGCCTCTTCTGCAAAAAAAGCACGTCACACGGTAGCCATCGTAAGATACAACGACAAAAGAAACTTCTTCCAACCGGCGGTCGAATATGTCGAAGATGAAGAATCTATCAGGAGATATGGAATCAGGGAAATTGAAACTTCGGCATTAGGATGCACTAGCAAAGGACAAGCCAGACGTTTCGCAAAATGGATTCTCGCCAGCGAAGCCAATGAAACCGAAACGGTATCTTTTGGGGTCGGTATGGAGGGAGCGTACCTTAAACCCGGGGACATTGTTCAAGTTTATGACAACTTTCGGAGCCCGCTTAAATATAGTGGCCGCACCAACCGTGTTGAACCCTTGGAGATGAATGATACCGCCACGGAAAATAGTGATGGGGAGGTCACTCCCTTTGATGGCACCAATTTTGACAATATCATTGTCGATCAGGCAATTTCCTTTAAAACAAATAAATTATACAAACTGGATCTCCTTACGCCCACTTATGATTACCCTATAGAAACTCAAAAACTCGATTCTTCAGCCCTTGCGCCCACGGGAGGGTTTAATAGAGGCCAACTTCAAACAGTACTTTTCAGCGGGGCACACACCAAAACTATAGGACCCCTTGATGGACAATCCCTTGACGGAGGGGAGTCTTTTAGGTCTGATTATTTAGTAAGCGGCAGCGGGGTATGTACTCAAATTTTCTTTAATACAGGAAGCGCCTTTGGGGGAACCGGTAATAAATTTGACTTCTCTAATTACGTCATAACAGGTTATACAAACCCTGACGTACAGCGCAAATATACGTCCGACCCCGTTTCGGAATCCTATTCGGGTGGATGTTTTTCGGGTCAAAATCTAATATGGAGCTGCGAACCTTCCTCTCCAGATGACGACGAATTTGTGAGTGGAAATTCTTCTGATTATCGGCTGATTAATATCGCAGAAAACGATAACAACTCCTATTCAATCTCCGCTCTAGCCTACTCAAGTGGAAAATATGATGATGTTGAAAGCGCCATCCAATTCGAAGGTAAAAACGTGGCTAAAATGCCACTGTTTCCGACCGGAAATGTCGTAAATAGGCAATGTAGGGTTAACGAAATAACAAAGCTCACCGTCTTTGATAGTCTAAGCACAGCAATGACACTTACTCCTTCTCGAGCATATCCAACCGGAGTCAATGGCGTTGCCTACTCCACCACAAGGGATGTGCCCTTACTGGATAAGTACACCACCCTAAAAGTAACATTCAAACCTGCTGGCTATGACTCTGCGCAAGTTAATTACTTTGAAAGTACCATCAACACCGACATAAAAGCGGATGAATCACTAAATTACGCCATTTGTATTTCTCGTGATGCAATCTTTAACTTATCTAACCAGACCCAAGAGGACGAAGTTAAGGGGTCCAATCGGGTGCCCTATGCAGTAAATCATGGTAACTGGAGGATATACGAAACTGGTGTGGAACTCTTTATTCCGGGAAAAACGGCGGGGGCAACGTCAAAATATGGTACTTATGATATAATAGACAGGGACGATGCTGGCAACCCAACAGAATTCAAGCTAATCGATTACTCGGCTGAATTTTTACTTTATGAACCTGACATAAGAGACTATTACGTTGCTGTTTTCGCCCTGTCCAAAGAGGGAATAATTTCAGACGGTATATTAAGCAAAATAAGAATAGGTAGACCCAGAAATAAAGCGCAATCTTTCAGCGTAGCCAACGCTATTAATATCACTAATTTGACCACGGAAAGTATTGATAATCCAGTAGACAAACTAACCATGCACCCCATCGAATCCATGGAACCTACATTTGGATGGAACACTTCCTTTGTATCGATATTTAATGAAGTGACAGACCCGGATACTTACTATCTCGACAAGCCTTTTTATGAATTGAATATTGCTCAAAATGTTATTGATTATCGTATTACAATAAGGAAACCTTCTGAACTCGTCTTGGGTTTTGATGACGAAGGTAAGCCCATCTTTGTTTCTAGCAACTTCCCTAGCAATACTATTTACGTGGAGTTTACAGGATTCACCCCGGCGGCTCTTGATCCAGATTTCGCCTTTAAATCGATTTACAATGATCCTAATGTCATAACAGGGCTCCGAGCTCAAGCTGTAACAGGTGTTTCCGTGTCGGGAATAAATGTGGGAATTGGAGATGTGAGCATCTGGGATGGCGAACGCCCTAACAGACAAGTAACTTTGATTGGAACACTTGAGCGAATTCAAGATGGTAAGATTGCAAATAGGGACTTTTTTATCCGCAACGATCCCAGTGGTTATATTGTCACTAATAACGATGCGGTATTTCCTTTACGCGAATATGACGTAGTAATTGAAGCTCATGATCAATACGGAAAAACAAGTGCGCGAAATGAGGTATGGGCCAATACTATTGGTAATGATGAAAAAGAATCCAACTGGAAAGGGAGCATCTCGAAGTACGACATCATTGGTGTCACGATCGAACCACCTAGCGGACTAATCTTCGGCTCAAGCGGGGCCTTCGACAATAACCCCTTTACAGCCAATTGGATCACGCCTTATCAAGCTTACCACGAAGAATACCCTTATGTGGCCAGAGCGGCGATGTACCCCAACGGTTTCCTTGACATCACCCTCCAACACGCACAAGGGACAGGGCCAAACGCCGGAAAACAAAGATCTACCGACCAAGATTTGGAGAAGTTTTTTAATAATATAGCCGGACTTCTCTACTACTTTACCACGGGGGACAACACCATGGTCTTCGATTCCAAAGGCAATGCATCGGCTCCTACGAAAGCCAACTCTTTCACGGTAAGCCTTAAAGATCAAGAAGGAGCAGGGACGGAAGCAGATCCCCTTACTTATAAAGTAGATAATGATCTTAATAAAAATGCCGGTTTCGTGGGAACTAAAGCTAACAATTTTTTTGGAGGCGTAATCGCTAACTGGAAAGAATTGAAGGAAAATGTTACCGAAAATTATGAAATGCAACGGGGATATTATCTTCTTGACGAGGCTGACACGGTAGACAATCTACACATCCCCATACCTGCGGTTTCAGATCCCGATGTAGAAAACATACAACTCAGCGTTGGTTTCTTCGATGAATTATCTCTTTTAAGAGCTTTCGAAGCTGACGGAAGAACAGCCAAACTAGACGGAGCGAATGACGGCACCGAGAAAAAAACCCCGAAAATCTTTACTGATAGAGATATTTTCATGTCCACAATACCTCTGAATTTTGACACAAAGTTGTCAAAGGGAAGAGCGTCACTTGCCCCATATGGAACCTCCCTTTTTCTTGGGGAATCGAGTCTCATGGGAGCCGGAGATGTAGCCTTAGCTTTTCGGGGGTGGGCAGAGCTCGGACTTGTTACGGCAGGGATGACCCCGATAAGAGGCGGAAACCCTAAACGCCCCAGAGGTTGGGCTACGAAAGCTACATCACGCACCTCGACCCTTGAGAAGAACAATTGGCTTGAACTCTTCATGGATCAAGATGGACCTGAAATAGGAGTTGATGGCGCTGTTCTCCCTAAAGGAGAGAATCTTCCCGCACCGTTACTTGCAAAAAATTGCGTTTTCAAAGAGGTAATATACGGTGCTGGAGGGATGCGGGCCTATTATAAGATGGAGCAACGTCAAAAAGATGGTATGATGAACTCCCGGACCGTCAGTTGGGCGGCGGAAATCTGGATTCAAATCCGGCTGGATCCACTGCTTGTTCCTTTT